ATTCGCAGGGAAGTCATTTCTTTTAAAGTCACTGTCCCTTATGTCAGGAAACAATAAACGTGTTGCTACGATTGTATCGAAAATTTGTGCTTTAGTTTTAAAGCCAAATAATTTCTCTAATACAGGTATGTCAAACTTAATAATGTTATGACCTGTAATTAAATCTGCTTCTTGTAAAAGTTTTATAGCTTCATCATTGGTGGGTTTTAATACTTCACCAGTGTCTATATTTTTTAAAACAATACAGTGTACTTTCGTACAATCTTGAAGAAATCCGTCTGTCTCTATGTCGAAACAATACTTCATAATCTTATCTTCTTTATTTTTATGACGTTACTAGAAGGCATAGTTGTGATGTTACCTACGTCACCTAACGTGCCGTCTTCATTAAAGTTTACATCTGATACAACTATGTGAACGTCTTTATCTTTTTTTATTAACCAACCTGTAGAAATACAAATTGTAACTTTACTATTAAGTGCGTCTTTTAAAGTCAACCACGAACTGTTAGAATTTATATCGCTCCATGTAACTTGCACATAGTCAGCGTTTAATATTTTTTTCGTAACTGTAGGTAGCGTCAATGTATTCTCCTTAATTTAAAGTGTGTAGTTCTATGTTTAATCTTAGTGCTTCAACATTACCGTCTGCTATAAGAGCAATGATTGCTTGTTCAACTGCTTCCGCAGATTTTGGTGAACCAACTTGAATGTTTATAATTTTATCTGGGTGTAGTTTGGCTTCGATTAATGCTTCTAAAACTATTTGTGTCCACTGTAAGTCTCGCCTAGAAATCTTCTTGTAATTCACTTTTAACCTCTGAGAGACACCCAGTTTCTAAATCATAATAAAGGCTACAGGCTTTTCCTGTCTCGCCACTAAATCTATTTTTAAGAATATAAATATCAGCAATATTTTTTTCTGATTTTAAATCACGACTCATGGAAATGACTAAATCAGATAGTTGAGCTATGGCTTGGCTACCTCTAAGACTACTTAGTGTAACTTGTTTGCCGTCTTCAAATCCTTTATCACCTTCAGTTGAACGTCTTAAATGTGATACTAATATTAATCCTATGCCTGTCTCTTCAACTAAACTTCTTAGTTTACTGACAGTGTAGTCAATAAGTTTTCTTTCATCATTTGTTGTGTCATCACCAACTGACGATAACGCCATGTGTAAATGGTCAAGAACAACAAAGTCTACGTTACATGCTTTTGCTAAATATCTTATTTTAGAAATTAAATTGTCACTAGCTGTAGAGCCAAAGTGGTTATATAAATAAAAATTCCCATTACCAACAGTTGATTTAAAAGTTTCCTGAAGTCTGGTCTCATCTATTCCCTCTCTTGTTAAGTGTAATGGTTTCTTTAAAGCAACACCCATAATACCAAGAGCGGTTCTTTTAATACTCTCTTCTAATGCTATGTAGCCAACCTTGAAATCTTTATTTAATAAATCTAATGCTATGTGTCGGCAGAATGAACTCTTACCTACACCTGAACCTGCGGCTACTGTAAGTAGCTCACCTTTACGAAGACCATGTGTCTTCACATTCATACATGTAAATGGATAATCAACACTGACATATTTATCTTCAACTTTAACTTCGTCCCATATATCAGAACCTAATACTATTCCGTCAGGTCTATAGGCTTTACTAGACCAAATACAATCTACTAATTCTTTTACTTTACCTGCAACTAACATTTCGTTAGCGTCTTTCATAGGTAACGTACAAATCTTTGCCTTATTAGGTGTCAGTAATTTTGCACACGCTAGTGCTCCTGCTTTACCTTGCTCGTCTTGGTCAAACATAAAGACAACAGACTCAAAGCCTTCAATCCATTCAAGCTCTCTTTGTATATCTTTCTTTGCACCTTGTGCTCCTGATTTAATACTTACTACTGGAAATTTATTTTGATTAATTTTACTAATTGATAAGGCGTCAATTTCTCCTTCGCAGATTATCAACATCTTACCTTTGTCACGCCATAAATGTTGACCAAATAAACCTGAGTCTTTGGCTTCACCTATCCATTGAAATGTTTTGTCAGCGTGTCGTAATTTTTGTGCAACTAATTGTCTGTCTTTATTATAATAGTTTGCAATTTGTACTGGCTTTCCATTGTGCTTACCTGTTTGATAATTAAATTTTTGACATGTCAATCTATCTAAACCTCTTGTAGTGAGTTGTGTAATCTCACCCTGTACGAAGTCAGAGTTGGTTGGTACAAATTCGTTTGTTGTCAAAGCGTGTCCTCTCGTTGTTGTTCCACATGAAAAACAGTAAGCGTGTCCGTCATCATAGACAGAGTTAGCGTCACTAGAATTGCAGTTGTCGCAAGACGTGTGATATAAAAATTCACTCTCCATAATCTCTCTAAATTTTTTTGCTAAAATATTTTGGGAATAAAAAAACCCCACCAGTATTGCTACTGGCAGGGTCAAACAAAACTATCTCAGCAACTCCTTTATGTTGAAGTGCGGAGACAGGACATCAGCCACATCTCTGTGACCAACGATAACAGCCTGACTGTACTCTGATTTTAACTCATCTACAAGTGCTTTTAACGCATTGTACTGTTTTAAAGTAAAGTTACATTCAGGTTTATTATTCGTGTCTTTCCCACCAATTAAGCAGATTCCTACAGAATTGGTATTAGAAACTTTTTTACTATTTTCAATATGAGCTCCTGCTATCTTAATATCTCTTCCGTCTTGAATATCACCGTCTCTGGTAATAACTTTATGGAATCGACAAGATAACCAACCGTCTTTACGGTCTTGAGCTTTAATATCTTCTACGTTTAAATCTTGGGAAGGTTGAGTATCGGAAGCATGTACTATTATGTATTTTGTTTCTTCTCTTTCATTACTCATTTAACCATTCCTTCGGCATGTGTTTATCAGCCCATTTAAAACCATACTTCTCAGCCCACATGCTGTAAGTGGTTTTAGACTTTTTACTTATTCTTGTTTTTGAATTACTAAATATAAATCTTATGTCTTTATCTGGGTGTTGTTCTTTTATTAATTTCATTTTCTGCCTATCAGCAGAAGTAAATAATCCCTTAGTCTCAATATATATTTTTTGCTTTGTTAAATAAAAATCTGGTGTGTAGGTATGAGTCTTTTGAGGTTTAACATACTTTAATTTTGTTTCCTCAAACTCATACTGCACACGCAGACCTTTAAGTTCATCAGCTATTTGTTTTTCAAGACCAGACCGAAAACCATGTACTAAACCGACTTGATTAGAAGTCAGTTTCTTGTTTCTCAGCCTCTTCTTGTACCACATCAGCTTTCTCCTCAAATTCATAGCCGTCTTTGACATCATCAAAGCCATAGCCTTTAGCATTACCTGCACCGCCTTCGACAAGTTTAGTAATCTGTACCGCCCTTAGTCTTAGACTAACTCCTGCACCTGCAATCGCTGTGTAGTATTTAATTAATTCAGCAGAGCATTTCATCTCTGAACCTGACCAGACATTTACATCTGTCATAGGTTTACCTTTACTATCAAAGATAGCTACTCGATTAGGAATTACTTTGCCGTCTTTAGAAATAATTTGAGCTTTCGTCTTAAACTTAAATATAACATTGCCAGTTTCCTGACCGTCATCATCTGTTTCCATTTCATAAGGCGTGTTTCCTTCCTTAACTTTCTTTCCTTTAGCTTTCTCTTTAGCAAGAGTAAAACTTTCCTTCATCTCATCATCAATAGTTTTGATTAGAGACTTTGCGTCTTCAGCTTTGATAATAAGATTGGTCTTGTAGTGACCGTCATTATCAAATCTTGTATCTGGTTGCGTAAGCCAAGCGTATTGGCTGACACCCACAGGTGACACAATCTTTACGTTATTGTTCTTCATCTTCGTTCTCCTCGTTTGGTCTTTCAATTATCCAACCCTTGTTGATAGCCGCTACTGCGACATCTAAAGGGCAGGGGTAATCCCACTGTTTAAAGTAGTCTTCATTTTCCATATTTTTTGTCCTTACTGTCTATTATGGGTACTTTACTAATCGCTCATACAATTTAAGCATGAGCGGATTAATTAAGCAAAAAAGAAATCACATTCTTTTAATTGTTGTATATCCAAATCTCCTTTTTCAGGGAGCTCAGGTAATTTGCTTCTCAATGCTTCAGGTAATTGATGAAAGACATCATCTTTAAAATCTTTAAGCACATCATGGCTCGTAAAGATTTCTATAAATGCTTCTTTCAAACTATCACTTAAAGTTTCAACATCTGCCGCAGTAGTTCCAAAGCTATCATGCACATTACAAAAGTTTCTTACACCTTTGTCGTATGCAATATTAACTGTCTTCATCATTGCGGCTGAGTCTAGTGAGTGCACTAGGTTAGGAGCTATACCATTAGACATTCTCAGTTTATCAGTCTTATCAGTCTCAGTATTTATACGAGGCTTGATAACTTCACCCATAAGCATAGCTTTAACTCTCTTACTCTTCATTTCAGGATAACTTTGGTAAACAGGAAAGCCTACTGGTGTTATCCAATGAATAGGTAATTGTTCTTTTGCAACAAGACGAGCTATCGTTTGTAGATAGTCCATTCCTAGTCTAGCACTTTTTAAATTATCACCAATGCTATCCCAAATGACACCTGCTAAATAACTTGCAGGTCTAAATACTTCATCTTGAAATGGGTGTTGCTCACCTTTGTCTTTTCTTTTTGTCAAATCTTCTACGACAAAATCAGTGCATGAGTATCTGGTACTTCCATAACAGATTGTCATAATACTTCTTTTTGTTGTACTACGTTTGACTCCATAGTCTAACCATTGCTTCGCAAAAGGTTTACCTTGTTCATCATCTATTTTTAGTTTCTCAATTACAGCGTCAGCAACTAATTGATATATGTCTTGAGGTGTACTTGCAGGAACGACATTAACTAATTTACCTGCTTCTTTATCTCTTAACATCAATGAGTAAAGCTGTAAGCCATTACAAGAACCGTCAATAGATACTGGTATTGTAGAAACAAAACCATAACCTTGTTCTTTAAATTGTCTCCACTCTTCACACCAAGCTAACGCTTGAAATGGTGATGAAGCCTCTTCCCATTGTCTATTAGTAAAAGGGTCTAAAGCACATTTAGTAAATAGCTCTTCATTGTCTTCAACCCATTTAACTCTGTCTTGCAGTGATTGTTTGTCTTTACCCCACATGTTAGCTCCATGTACGGCTAACCAAAAGTCACCTTTATTTTCTTTTGTTATTTCTTTTCCATGTGAAAACTTTAACAACGCTTTAGCTCCACTGATACTTTGATAGTTTAGAAATGCAGGAATACAATAAGCCCTACCTCTAAAATCTAATTGAAGAGGAAAGTATATTGTTTTGTATTTTAAAAACTTGTCAGCTTCCCAAAGTATTTTTGCATAAAGCAATCTTTTAGAAAACATACGAGCATTTTCAGTATGTGCTATGACTGCTTTCTTTTTCCATTCTTTACGAGCTTCTTTGTTTGTCTCAATGTCATGCGGTTTGTTTGGTATATCCAAATTTTCATTTGGCGGCATACCACCCATTGCTAAACCTTTGTCCCACGCTTCTTGCATAACCTTTAAAATATAAGGATTAATTTTAAAAGCTGTGTTTTGCATAACATTAACTGCATTATAAACTTCAGGCATTTTGAAGTTCTCAAGCTCTTTCTTAAACTTTTTATTTCTTTGCTTAACTAAATCTAATTCAGGGAGCTCTTCAGTCCAATAAGCTCCACCAGATACAGACGTCCATTGTTTCGGCGGCATAACTGTAGGTAAGTATTCAGGATTAAGCAGTTCATTAAACTCATTTCTATTTTTTATCCATTCTCTAGTTTTCTGAGTCTGTTTAATAATCTTAGTTTTCTTACGATTGATAGTTTCAAGACCAATCTCAATTAAACCTGTAGCCTCAATCATCATCTCAACTAATCGAATACCAACATGTAATTTTTGAGGTGTTGTCCATTCAACCCAAGCTACTTCTCCTCGTTTAGCTGTCTCTCTTAACTTCCTTCTTTTATAAGCGTAGTTCCATGACCTTTTGTCTAAGTCCATTTTAACCACTTCATAAAGCTCAGGATTTAAAAACTGAAAATTCTTTAATTGCTCTTCAGTTTCAATTTTACCACCTAAGCTAATACAAGTAGCGGTAAGTGGTTTGTATTGGGTGATTGTATTTATGATATGTTTGACTGTGATTAGTGCTGATACTTCAGGGTCAACTCCTGCTAAGTGCATAAAAGCCACTGGTGGTTGTCCAATAGTCTTCTTTGCACAGGTTTCGAGATATTCTTTTATTTTTAGGGCTAGTGGTCTGATAGACTCAGCTACCATTACTTTACCATAGCTCGTTACAGACTCTTCCTCACGCTCAATGTGAGATATTCTACGGCTGTTTGTTCTATGCTTACCAGACTCAGCCATGTCTTTTTCATTTTGTAATTGGTCTTTATAAGTAGGCATTACTTCCAATAGTTTTGTCATTGATAACTCTCCTTAGTGTAAGTTGTGGTTAATCTACTATGGGAACTTTAGTAGTAGCGGATAGTTGACTTATGCTGATAATAAATGATTTTAGATAGTACCTATTCACTAAGGGATTGGTGCAAAAGGATTTTCAGTCCTCTGCTCTACCGACTGAGCTATCTAGCCACAGACAGAATAATTACTATATATCAACATAAATTCAACTTATTTTCCGCTACTACTTAACAAAGGATTAAACCATATTTGTAAAGCTATCCGTTAGCGGATAGTTCATTATGGTTATCCAATACGGCAATCGCTCCTCGTAAGTTACTTGGGATTAAATGAGCATAACGCTTAATCATCACCCAACTTCTATGACCTAACATGTCACCAATTAGATGTAGCTCAATCTTACCAGACTGGGCTAATCTAGTGGCACAAGTATGTCTAAGACAATGTATTACAAAGTCTTTATCATCTTGTAAGTCCATAGCTTTTCGTAGCTTACGCCAGATGTTCTCTGCTCTCCAATAATTCAAGTGACCAAATACTGTATCGCCACGCTCAATATTAGATAACAAAGGATTTACGATAGAGACTGCTCTTTTTGTCAAAGGAATACTCCGTCTATGTCCATTTTTAGTCTGTGCACCTTTTAAATGCACAACAAAATGTTCATCTACATTTGACTTCTTAAAAGATAGAGCTTCGCCAAGTCTCATTCCTGAGTCTATTAAAAATAGATAAAGCTCAAGATAATCAGTTAAGTCCCAATCGGTCATTAATCGAATAATCTCTTGCTCCTCTTCAGGCATAAGATAACGGTCTCGTCCCTCGTTCTCATCTTCCCATTCAATAAAAGGCATACGCTCCATGTGATAGATTGCATGTCGTTTATGTGCATGAGAAAGCATTTTACTTAAAGCCGCTAAATAGCGATTAATGGTACTACCTTGTAGCCCACGCTCTTGTAGCGTCTCAACTAAATGCTCTATGTGCTGTTCATTCACTTCAGTTACAAGCATACCTGCACCTAAAAGCTCAATAACTTTTAAGCCACGTTTTGATTGTAACTTTTCCCAACCTTTTAAAGTTAGTTTTTTGTGAATCTCCGTAAGTAGTTTTGGATTTTTCATAGTTCACCCCCTTTCTGTTGTTGTTTAGTTATTTAACTAGGTCGCATAGTGTTGACCACACTCGCTTACCTTTTGCAGTTGACTTAACCAACTTGCGTCTCCTCTCCATAGGGTCTTCAAATGACTCTAACAAGCCAATCCCTATAGCTCTATGACGGTTTACACTCGATAGTTTAAACACATTTCGAGAAACACTCGACTGGGCTAAGTCTAACCTTTTTGCAATTTCTTGCATAGATACGCCGTCTGCACTTTCGGTAAGACAAACGGTAAAGAATACCGCTATAGCCTGACTCTCTAGTTGAGGGTCAAACTTTCGCATTTCTTCGATAATCTTGATTAGATTAACGCCTTTAATAGTCATGCTTTTATTGTACCTTCCTAGCGAATATTCTATTTAAGATAATATATTCGCCAAAATCCAAAGTCTAGTATGAACTCTTTGTCTTCATTAGTTATTTTAAACCAAGACCAAGCGTTATAAGACTCAATAGTGATATTAAAAAAACTAATATTCATACTTACCTCTTTCTTTTAGATAAACATTACATGGCGGCTCAAGTCCTGAGCAAAACCATATTATGAAAATCTCCATTCCGATTTCAATTTTCATTAGCTCTCCTTACTTAATAAGTAATTTTCGTTTTAAGTTTAATTTGTCTTAAAAACCTAAAACGATTTATGAAAAAAACATCAATGTCGAAACACCAATGCTTTAAGTTGTAAAACTTAGCAATTCCCATATCTGCTCCTTCCTTTGTAATTGTCAACAATAAACCTTTATCGTATAAATTAAAGATTCGATTTAATTACGTTAATGATTTAATTGCATGAATAAAAGCATGGGCAGACTAGCCGCCCACGCTCCCAGTTACTACTTAATGTAATGTGAGTTAAAGTATGCACCCATAATAACGTACCGTTTCGTCTTGAACTTAGTGTCTATATCTAAAGCTCTACATTTGAGTAGTCTGTTAAGTTGTCTATTAATCGCTGAGGGATTAAGCTCAGGATTATTAGCTCTTAAAAAAGCCAACAACGGCTTTTTCTTTAGCTGATTATCTCTAACGGTTTTTAAGATAATCTGCTGAAGCTCTTTGCGGTTATCACGCTTAGGCTGTTCTTTGTAGTCATAAGGTAAATCGGAAAGTTTATACTTTTCACATAACTTAGCCCATTTATCATCT